ACGTCCAGCAACCGCTGGCCGAGCGTGTCGCGCACGGAGCGGAGCCGGGCGCGGAAGGTCCGGTTGGTGACGATGCCGTTGATGTCGAAGCCGTCCGCCTCGACCGTGGCGAAGGTCTGGTTGATGTCCTCGGCGATGCCGCCCTGCGCGGCGGTCGCGGTCGCGCTCTGGATCGTGTTCCCGGCTGCGGCGGCGTCGGCGTTGAGCGCGCCCGGCCACGAGGCGGGCTTGTTGACGCCGAAGAAAACCGCCGCGTCGAGCGCGCGCCCGATCGCGTCCACGATCAGCGGCTGGATCGCGCCCCAGATGTCGAAGCCGGACGCCTGGGAGTCCATCAGCACGTTCTCGGGGACCGGCACGATGCAGGCCAATTCCTCGACGTTGATGTACTTGTTGGCCCACGCGACCTGGGTGGTCTGCTTCAGCCCGGTATCGCCATTGACGAAATAGGCGGTCGGCAGCGCCGCCAGCACCGGCATACGGGTCTGGTTCGTCGCCATCGGGATGTGGCGGAAGAGGGCCATCGCGGCGGAACCGCCCTCCTGAAGGGCTTGCAGTATCGCGTAGCTCACTTGTTCGGGGATCAGCGCCTGGGCGTCGGTACGGGCAATCAGGTTATTGAAAGCCATTTGACCAGTGCTCCTGTCGTATACAGGGCTCTGGCCGCGTGAGGGCTCTGGCCGCGTGAGTTGTTGTCCGGCTTACGCCGCCTGCTTGACCGTTGCCGTGATTACCCGCTTACAACGCCGACAGAAGATCGTCACCGTGCCGAGCAGGCGATCGGCGAGCTTGGCGTCGCAATACGGGCAACGGACCTCGTTCATCGGCGGATCATCCTGTCGCGGTGTGCGGCGGATCGAGTGACGCGGCGGTGTCGAATAGCTGCGCGACGAATCGAGCGTTACGCCGGGTCTTCCGCTCGAAGGCCTCACGTACCAAGTATTTCACAACCGCCGCTTGCGACGTGCCCGCCGCAGCGGCGAGCGTCCGCAAGCGCTCACGATCCTCGGGCGAGATACGCATCTGAAAGAATGGCGATTGCGCGCTCATCGGCGGATCATCCCCCGCAAAAGATCGTTCATGTTCCCGGCGACCTGCCCGCCGCCCGCACCGCCATCGACCGAGCCGCGTCGCCCCACGAGATAGGGGCGATCCGCGACCAGCGCCTTGACGAGCGCGCCGACGTGCTTGGGTGCGCCGTTGTCGTCCCACTCGATCGCGTCGGCGTCCAGGAGACGGAGTACGTCGCCGAGTGGCGCGGTGAGCGCCAGTTGCTCCTTGTTCACGGCCTGCTCGACCGCATCGCGGAGCGCGTACTGCCGAGTGCGCTGCTGGGACTGCGCGGCGTGATCTTCCAACTCCCGGATGCGCGCGTCCCGCTTCTCCACCTCGGAGAGTTCCGCCGCCTTGCGGTCGGCTTCCGTCTTCTCGAAACCACGGAGTTGGGTGCGGAACTTCGCCGCTTCTTTGCGCGCGTCGGCCAGCTCGGCGCGCAATTGTGCGGGGCTGAGGTCGTCGGATTGGCCCGCCTGGGGCGAAGAATTGGTGCCAGTGGGGGTGGTGGCCGCCTGGGCCGTGGCGTCGGTGTCCGCCTGGGAACCGTCCGCCGGGTTTGCGCTCATGTGTCCCTCCAATACTAACGGCCGTAGCCTACGGTGTCAAGCGGGGCGTCGCGGCGCGGCACGCGACGTTCATGGACGATCCTCGACACACACGGTACAAAGCGGTTGACGTTGACGCATCTTCGCAAGCAGCGGCAACAGCGCCGCTGCAACGTCGCTGTCCAACGGTACACCAGTGATCACCATGATCGGCACGCCGCACCGCACGCACGCATAGGTTCCGTAAGCGGGTTGCAAACCCTCACGGGCAAGGTCGGCGGCGATCGCGGCGAATGCCCGCGATGGCAGCGGTGCGCCTCGTTTCTTCCTCACGCCGCCACCCCCGCAGCGCCGTCTGTCTGCCCGCCGCCCTGCGCGTCCCCCGCCCGCTGTGTGCCGCCCGACGCCGCCCCGGTCGTCGCGCCGCCCCCCGGTGGGACCAAAGCAGCCGCGAACGCTTGTTCGGCCTGCCGCTCGGCCATGATCAGCGCGATCTCCGCCTCCGTGTAGCCGAAGAGGCGCAACGCCTCCTGCGCGCTGATCGCCACCGCCGCCATGACCTGCACCGCCGTGGCGTGCTCCAACTCATCGCGCGAGTCGGGGCGCATCCATTTGGCGCTGATCCCGATCTCCCCGCCGACGCCCGCGATCATGAGCGCGAACGTCAGCGCGTCCTCCCAGACATCGCCGAAGTCGATCTGCGTGTGCTCGACCTTGGCGACGAGACGCGACTCCGCCACGCGCAGCGCCTGTCCGCTGGGGTAGCGCCCCTGGTTGAGCAAGTGATGGAGCGGGATACCCGTGATCCGCGCCACGTCGCCGAAGAGCGACTCTTTGACCTGGACGTACTGCCGCATGTCGGCGGCGCTCCATTCCCCGATTTTCGTGTCGGCCTCGGGGAAGAGCATCAGGCGATCGACGCCGCCGCCGACCGCCTTGTAGACCGGGTTCCCCGTCGCGTCGTACTTCGGGGAGCCGTCGCTATTCGTCTCCTGTTGCGGCACCGCGCCCATCACCACGCGCTGGCGGAATGCGGCGAACTCCGAGGCGATCACCGTATCGCCGATCTGCTTGTTCAGTTGGTTCTGGAGCGGCACCACATCGGCGAGTTCCGAGCGCCCGTACTGCCCGATGCCGCCGCTGTAGGCGAAATGGAAGAGCGGCACGACGCCGTAGGGATTGCGGAGCGGCCATGCCTCGCCGTCCACCAGGTAGGGCGCGAAGATCCCCGCCTGTGCGGCTTGTGGCAGCACGGCCACGGCGGTCTGCGTGCGATATTTCTCGACGCGATCGGCGTAGTACAGATTGCAACGCAGATAGGTCGTCTGCGGCTGCGCGGTGAGGAGCGGCCCCGCATATTCCGCCCACAACTTCGCGCCCATGATGATGCGATCCCGCCGCTCGGCATCGTAGCGCACCACCACATCGTAGGCGTACTGCGGGTAGAAGCGCGGCAGGTGGTCGTCGTCGGGATCGGGCCAGACGAGCAAGAACGCATCACCGGCTTTCACGGCCTCGACGTGGAGCTGATTGGCGTGGCGATCGAGGCGCGCGTCCTGCCAGATGCCCCACGCGATGTCCGCCTGGGTCGCCTCGCTCGCCGCGACGGCGGGGGACTCGGCCTGTTCCTCGGGGTCGCTCGCGTCGCTGTCGTGCGACTCGAAGCCGGTGACCTTGAGGCGGTCGGTGATCGCCTGGACGACGAGCGGGCAGACATTCGCGACGAGCCCCTGCAACAGGTCCTTGAAGGACTCCTGGAACTGGTCGGTCGCGTGGGTGAGCGGGTGATCGCCGTTGTAGTAGGCGTGCGCCTGCTGGTAGGCCGGGCGTTTGGCCGCGAAGAGCGCGAGCGCCCAGGAGAGATCGCGGTGGGCGTCGGGCGAGAGCTTGCTGTCGGGCAGGTTGCCCGTGACCGTCTGATCGGGGTTGAGCGCGGGATTGAAACTCATCGGTAACTCCCGGTGTGCATCGTGCGGTTCGGCGGCGGCTGCACCATCAGGTCACTCAGCGCCCACACCAGCGCGTCGAGACGATCGGGGCTGTCGCCGCTATCGGGGGTCCAACCGACCAACTGATCCTCCAATTCCTCGAACGCTGCGACGTGGGAGACGCGCCCCTGTTCGTAGAGCGCGGCCACGGGCTCGGCGCGCGTGCGCTTGCCGCGCGAGGCGGTCACCTTCTTGTAGGGGATGCGCGGCGCGACCGTGCGGATCGTATGTTCGACCAGATCGCCACCGTTATTGATCTCCGCCACGATGCGATCGGCCTTGAACTCCTCGAATGCCGCGACCGCGCGCCGCGCCCACCCATCGGGCGACAACCGACAGGTGCGATCCGCCAGGACGTAACCGCGCCCGTCGATGCCGAGTCCGGCAACCACGATCCCGGTCGAGTCCGCGTCCTCGCCGCTCGTGACCGCCGGATCGATCGCCACGACGACGCGCTGCAACTGGGGCGCGGCGCGTTGCGGCTCCAACATCGCGCGCGTCCAGAGCGCGCCGGGAGTGTCGTCCAGGTACTCGCCGAGCAGTTCCTGGCGACCGAGGCGCGTCCCCTCGTACTTCGTGATAATGTCGGAGAAGAACTCTGGGGAGAGGTTGGCGCGATTCTCGTAGGTGCTGCCCGCCGTGAGCACGACGCGCCCGCTCTCCCGCTGTGCCAGGAGGTCGCGGATCAGCTTCGTCGGGCGGGGGGTCGTCGTCAGGCAGGCGCGCGGATCGCTGCCGAGGCGCAGGCCGAACATCGCCTGATCGAACGCTTCCGGCCTGCGCCACGCGGCGACCTCGTCCATCCAGATACGCATGTGCTGCTTGCCGCGCAAACGCTCCGGTTCGTCGGCGGTGAAGATCAGCGAGCGCGCCCCGTTCGGCCATTCGAGACGGCGTTTCTGCGTCAGGTAGCGCGGGCGAAAATCGTCGGGCGCGCACGCCAGGATGCCCGACTCGCCCTCGATCATGATGTCGCGCGCGTCATCGACGGTCGCGCCCATGATGTTGGTCAGCGGGAAGTCCCGCGCGCTCTGGATCGTCCATTCGGAGCCGGTGCGGGTCTTGCCCCACCCGCGCCCCGCTTGCACGAGCCAGATACGCCACGCGCCGGGGGGCGGCACCTGCTCCGGGCGGGGCTGCCAGCGGGCGATCTGCGGCACCGTGCGGAGGCGCTGCGCCTCGGCGAGCACGTCGGCATACGCTTCCAGGTCGAGCATGAGGCTACTCACGCGGGCCTCCGCTTCAGCCGTTCCTCGGCGAAGTTGCGGAGATGCGCGGCGCTCTCGGGATCGAGGTTGCGTTCCTGCGCCAGGCGCTCCACCTCGCTGATGATGGTGTGGGTATGCTCGTGACTGACCTGCTCGCGCTTGCCCCAGTCGTCGGGCAGGCGGCGTTCGAGCAGCCACGCCGAGGCGGTCCAGTGCTTCGGCGACTGCGCCGCGAACTTGATGTTGTCGAGCTGGATCTTGGTGAACTCGCCCATCGCCCGGTCGATGGCGAGCACGAGCGCGGCGGCGTCCGAGCAGGAATAAGCACCCTCTGCCATCGGCTCGATCGCGTCCAGTTCGGCGCGACCGGCGGCGAGCCACCGTTGCAGGGAGTCCACGCTAACGCCTGCATAACGACACGCATCGGCCTGTGACGCACCCAACATGAACATCTCAAGCAAGCGCTTGGCGATGTCCGCATTGAGTTTTGTTGGTCGCCCTACGCGCCGATCCACGCTTTTTTACCTGTCCGCAAAAACCGCAAAACCCTCGTCGCCCATGCCCCCCTCGCCCCCTGCCCGCGCTCTGCCGTGTGCGGCCCGCGCCGTGCGCCGTGGTCAGTCCCAGCTATAGCCCGCGATCGTCGGGTCCGCCGCGACCTTGCGCCGCGTGCTGCGCCCAGTCGTCGCCCAGCGGCTGCGGCAGGCGCGGCGCTCGCAGTAGGTACGACCCGACTCCACAACCGACCCGCACGCGGCACACGTCGGCTGCTGTGGTGGCGGTGCCGGGTGGTCGCCGGACCCGGCGCGCTCGGCCATGTCGCGGACGGTGTAGGG